CCTCATCCCGGTGCATGTGCCAGTCCCGGGGGTAGGGCTCCGGGTCCACATGGGGGGCCAGCCCGGCCCGCTCGTAGACCTCTGCCAGGTAGTGCAGGCAGTCCACCCCCACCCCCTTGATGCGGCCCCGGTGGTGCCAGGGCGTGCCCTGCCAGGACAGGGCCTCGGTCAGTAAGCGCTCTCGGGCACTGGAATCCATGGGAACCCCCGGAACTTGCTCAGGTTGGAGAAGCGGTTAGCGCAGGTGTCCATGGTCTTGTCGCACCCCGGCCAGACGGTGAAGGTGTCGCCGACGGCCGGCGTCCAGCGCAGGGGGTTGGCCAGGGTGAGGACGCCGCTGGCGTGGGTCTTGACGGTGCGGCTCTGGCCGGCGTTGGCGCCGGTGAGGAACGTGATCATGCCCTGGTCGAAGTACCCGGCGGTCTGGCTCAGGTTGGTGACCAGGACCTCCTGGGTGGCGCCGGACTGGATCGTGCCGGCGGCGCCGAAGGCGGCCTTGCTCACGCCGCAGCCGGCGTCGTAGAGGCTGTTGGCGCACGCGGCCTGGTAGACGTTGCGCGGCATTTTGACGTTGAGGACGGAGAGCAGGCTCACCACCCGCAGCTTGGCGGTGATTCCGTCCAGTTCCACGTCCGACACGGCGCCCTCGAACCGGTGCAGCGCCCCCACCACAGGGAGGCGCCAGTCGGCCAGGTATGCCCTCTCCACCTTGATTTCCGCGCCGTCCAGGACGCCCGCGACCACGGACGCCAGGAACGGGTTGCCGGCGAGGGTGTGTTCCGGCCAGGGCGTGAATTCCACAGACATGGAATCCACCTCGATGCCAGCCACGAGGCCAGTATTGCCGCGCTCCACCGTGATAGGGGTATAGGTGTGGCCCGCCCAGGTCAGGGGGATATCGGCGGAGGTGTAGTAGAGGACACCGCCCACCTTGAGGGTGAGGGTGTAGAGGTCGGCCATCAGGAAGGCGTCGTCGTCCAAGAGGGCCTGGAGTTCAGGGCTGGCGGATTTCATGTGGTCTTCACCGTGAGGAGGCTGACGGTCTTGGCCTCCCAGAGGTCTTGCAGGAATTCCCGAAATTCCTGGGAGCCACGCTCGAACCGGACGCGACGAAGGTATTCGCCGCTCCAGGAGAGGATCGCCCCGGCGGCCGGCGGGCCGGAGAAGGTGACCTTGCCGGCGGTGGTGTCCAGGGTGACGGTGTGCTTGGGGGCAGCCGTGGTGGTGGGCAGGTAATCCTGGGGGTCGGTGCCCTCCACCACCTGGGCGCCCCAGGCGTAGATGCCGTTGTTGACCACGCCGGGGAAGCTGTACACGCCATCGCCGTTGCAGATCCAGATCCGGATGAAGGGCGTTCCCCCCGTGCCGGTGTTGGAAGTGATGGACACCCGCCACCATCCGCTGCCGGCATCGGTGATGCTCATGGCAGACGGGGTGCCGCCCGTGATGCCGCCGAACACCCCCGTGGCCAGGTTGACGTACTTGCCCACCGTGCCGCCGGCTTTGTCGATGAAGCTGACAGCCGCCCAGCTCCTTTCCGCCGCCTTGAGGTACACGCTGAAGGTGGCGGACACGTTGTCGGGCATGCCGGTCATGACCTGCTTGAGGTAGCGGCTCCCCGTAGATGTGTCGGCCTCGATCAGCTTGTCCGCCGTTGCGCTACCATCCGGGGCGGTGGTGGCGTTGGCGGTGACGTTGATGTAGGCGTCCGTGATCTGGGTCCAGACCGCATCGCCCAGGGTCTGGCTGGAGGCCAGATAGTTGTGCTGCTCCTCGATGACGGGCACCCCGGAAACGGCGCTGATCGGCTCGTAGGCACCGCCCAGAGTGCGGCCCAGGCGGTAGGTGGTGGTGGCGCCGTCACCCGTGCCGAACTGTTGCGCGGTGGCGGTGTGGTCCAGGGGGTCGGCCCAGAGGAACGAATCCAGGTCGCCACCCCGGGCGTTGAAGAAGCCGAGCAGGGTCTGTAGTTCAGCCTCGGCGCCGGCCCGCAGGAACTCGTAGGAGAGCTTGATGAGCCACCTGGGGTAGCTCTCGTAGCCGGCGCGTTGTTCCAGGCCCGAGGCGGACTCGGCCGCCTTGTTTTTCCAAATCGGCTCGCGGGTCGCCCCCCAGGCCAGCCCGGGCAGGGTGGGGAATACCTCGTTGCTCATAGCCTCACATCCACGAAGTCGCGGCCCATCTGGCGCAGGATTTTCTTGAGGTCCGCCACGCGCAGGGTGTCCTTGTCGCTGCCGGCGTGGATGTGGATGGCGGCGCTGGACGCCGCGCCGGCCACACCGCCACCCTGCTCGGCCATCGCCCGAATCACATCGGCATAGCGCTCGGGCAGGATCATCTCCCGTGCATGCGTCTGCACGATGGGGTTGACGCTGGCGGGGATGTCGTAGCCCTGGGCAGCCGAGACCATGCCGGCCACGCCCACCACCGTGGCCATGGCGGCGGGCGCTGCGGCGGCGGCCAGGGCCGGGCCGACGTAGGGAATGCCGGACAGGGCGGCGAAGACCCCGGCGAAGGCTTCGGCGGCGAAGTTCATGATGGACTTGATGACGCTGCCCATCTGGGCCAGCAACCCGGCGCTGCTGGCGGTCTGCTCGGCGGCCAGGCGCGCGGCCGAGCCGGTCTGGGTGGCGGTGGTCTTGGCCACCTCGCCGGCCAGCCAGGCCTTGACTTTCTTGCCCACCACATCGACTACAAACCAGCTGGTCAGCTCCGTCAATACCGCCTTGAAGGCGTTCTTCCAGGTGAGCGTGCCGTTCATCATGGCTTGCAGGCCCTTGTCCCACAGCGAGGCGGCGCGGTCGCCCAGGCTGGCCCACAGGGCGTTCTGCTCCTTGGCCAGGTCGGTATTGATCTTGCCGATACGCTGCGCGTGGGCGCGCTCGATGGCCTCGATCTTGGCCAGGGCCTGTTCGTAGGCCACCGGATCGTCCTGGACCAGCTCGGCGCGCTGGCGGGCGTAGTCCAGCTCGATGCGGTACTTGCGCTCCTCCAGCTTGGCCAGGGCGGCCAGTTCCTGCTCGGCGCTGATCTCGCCCAGGGCCCGGCGCGCTTCGAGCCGCTGCTGTTCGGCCTCGATCTCGCCCAGGCTGGCGGCCTGGCGGCGCTCGGCCTGGGCCTGCTCGATCTGGAGCTGCTGGGCGGCGTGCTCGCGGGCGGCCTGGGCCATCTCGCGCAGGGCGGCGCGGTATTGCTGGCTGTCGTCGCCGTAGACCTCGGCCAGGCGCGCGGCGATCTGGCCGGCGATCTGGATGCGCTCGACGCCGCCGGCGCGCTCCAGGCTGGCGCGCAACTTGAGGTCGTCGATCTCGACATCCAGGTTGTCGTGGGCGAGCTTCTTGTAGGCCTCGAAAATCTCCTTTTCCACGGCCCGGCGCTCCTTGCTGCCTTCCTTGGTCAGAGCCAGCTTGCCGGCCCAGAACTCGGCTTCCAGGGCGGTGGAGTCGCGGAAGAAGCCTTCTTCCAACTGGATGCGCTGGAGCAGTTCCTCACGCCAGATACCGAGCCAGTCGGTTTCCTTGGGCTTGTCCTTCTTGTCCTTGCCGAAGTCGCCCATGGTCTTGTTGCCCCCCTTGGGCTTGTCGGCGGCGGGCGTGCCGCTGCTCCACAGCGCCACGATCTGGTCATGGGCCTTCTGGCTGGAGGCGACGATGTTGCGTTCGGCATCCGCCCAGGCCTGGTCCCATACCTTGGGGATGCCCTTGAGCGCCTCCTTGGCGCCGCCGAAATCGCCCTGCACGGCATGGATGATGGCGTCGGCCAGGGCCATGAAGGGCGTGGTGAGGTGCATCAACGTGGCCTTGGCGACCTCGAACAGGGTCCGGAAGCCGTTCTGCAAGACGATGAGGGCGGTGGCCAGGCTATTGATGGCCGTGCGGATGACCAGGACGGCCGTCGGGCCGGCGCCGGCGAACCACTCGCCCAGGGTGGTGAGGACCGGCATGATGGCCTGGCCGATGGCGTTCTTGAGGCCGGTCATGACGTCGCCGACGTCGTTCATGGCGGCCCGGTAGGCGGCCGTCGACTCGGCGCCTTCCTTGGTCAGGGTCAGGCCCAGTTCGGCGGCCTTCTGGCGCGCCGCCTCCATGCCCTCCTCGCTGAGCTTCTGGAATTTCATCGCCTCGGCGACGCTCTTGCCGTAGAAGGTCTGGGCCGCGGTGTTCTGGTCGAGGCCGGCCTTGTATTGGCCGACGATGGCGAAGGATTCGCGGAAGACGTCGTTGGCGTCGCGCAGGTGGCCGTTGGCGTCGCGGGTCTTCAGGCCCATGGCCTGCATGCCGTCCTCGTTGCTCTTGAGCTGCTTGGCGAAGTGCTGGAAGACCTGGAGATACTCGTCACCGCTGGAATAGATGTCGCCCAGGGCGATGTTGAGGACGGAGGCCTCCTCGGCCGAGATGCCCAGGGCCTTGGACAGCCGGTTGGCCTCGCCGGTGAGCTGGACCGATTGCTCGATGGCGGCGCCGAAGGCCTTGCCGCCCGCCAGGACGGCGCCGATCGCCACCATGGCCGCGTTGACCTTGGCGAAGGCGGCGGTGAGGGGCTCGAATTTCTTGGCCAGGCCGGCGGTCATGCCGTCGATCTTGGCCATGACGCCGCCCAGGGCCCCCTGCATGCGTCCGGCGCCCTCCTCCGCCGCGACGGCCATCTGGTTGGAGGCGGCGGCGGTGGCGGTGACCTGGCCTTCGATGGTCTGGGCGAAGCGCGTGAAGATGGCCTCCATGCGCGCCACCGATTGCTCGATGGCGGCGACGGAGTTTTCCATGCCGACCTTGACGCCGGATTCATCGGCGCCGATCTTGAGTTCGGCATCGTTGTTGTTGCTCATGGGGACTCCAATAAAAAAGCCGCCCGAAGGCGGCTTTGTCAGCGTGTAGGGCGGCCTATTCGGCCGGTCGCTTTCGGCCCAGGCCGAAGACCAGGATGTGGAGCAGCAGGTAGACGAGCGGCGGAATGACGAGCAGTTCGACCGGGACCGGCCCGAGCAGGGCCAGGAGCGGCGCGGCGTTGGCGCGCACCAGGGCGACCAGCAGGCTGAGGCCGATCACGATGACCAGCCAACGCACCACCGCGCCCGGATGGCGGCTGGCGCGGTCAAGTGCCCAGAGGGCGAACCAGAGTTCAAAGATTCTGCTCATGCTTCATCCTAGTGGGCCGATCCCTTGCTGGCAAGCCATTCCTCTGGCGTGAGGATCCGCTCCAGGGGCCGGGTCGGAAACAGTTCGCGCACCCGGTTCAGGTCCTCGTCAGTCGGCGTCGTGGTGGCGGGCGCCGGCCGGGGTTTGATGTCCAGGTAGGTGGCGACCATGAGGTGCAGCGGCGGATGGTCGGCCCAGTAGTCCGAGAGGGCCTTGAGGCGGGGCAGGTCGAGGTGGTCGGTCACAGTGTCCCAGGTCCAGCCCGTACAGGCG